CAAAATCCCACGGTTTTTTCAGAAAACTTTTAAATATATTAATTAAGATTATATGTGTTTATTGTGGTATATTATGCATATTTATATATTGTCTTAAATTATATATATATTATATTATTTTTTAATAATCTCGCGCGTACGGGAACTATAATATAAATATATAAAATTACCTAAATAAATAAGGTTTTTTAATCAATATATATAAAAAGTTTCTGAAAAAACCGTGGGATTTTGGGGAAAACATATTTATTAAAGTTTTTAGAGATTTTTCTCGGATTTTCGTAGATTTCTATAAATTTTAAGATTTTTAAGAAATCGGGTTATATATCACAACCTTTTATTTTGGAGTGGATATTTTATATGAGTTCCAAACTGCACATAATTTTATATGCGAGATTTGCGTCGGTTAGTGCTGGCATAGTATTTACCTCCTTATAAATATATTTTTGAACTTCATAATACATAATCGAAAAGAAGATTTTTTACTCCCTACATTACATTTTTTCATGATTTCTTGTCGAGCGGTTCGTCCAATAGTTTCCAATCGACAACAACCCATATTCATTTTATGGACCTTTTCATATTTTCTACGTTACATTTTTGCTGTTAAGCGGTTAAAATAGGTTATGTAAAAAGTTATTAACTTGAGTCTGAACTTGCATATTTAAAATTGTGTGCGGTTTAGAATTCATATCGATATCCAATTGGGAATAGGATAAAATGTTGTGATTTTTATGATTTTTCGAGATTTCTAGAAACAAAATGGCTAGAATAGGCCTGAGAGGCTCATATTTGCGCTCTACGGCGTTTTAAGCATATAGTCGGTAAATAGTTCCACTTTGTGCTAAAATCGCTCTACGGGCCTGCTAGGGGCCTTAAATGACGTGCTGTAAAATGCACGATTTTTATTATTTTGAGGAGGGTTTTGCATTGGATTTCAAAAATGTCTTCGAAAATGAAGACGAAATCATGGACGATTTAAGTCAACTTTCTGATGAAGGACGAGAAATTATCCTCAAACATTATGGGGTAAAAAGACGTTCTGGTCGTTATCCTTGGGACCCATTATTGCATTTACCGAAGAACTATAAGTTCATCGAAGAGCGGGATGAGCTCAAAAAACGGGGTCTTTCCGACAACGAAATTGCAAAACAAATGGGACTTTCAACCACAACTTATCGCTCAAAAGTAACGATTGCCAAAGAGGAATTGAAGGAATATAATATGCAACGGATTGCAAAATTGCAGGCCGAAGGCAAAATTATAGACGATATTGCTAAGGAAATTGGTACTACTGGGCAGACTGTTCGCAACTATATTGACGAAATGAACAACCCAAATAAGTCCTCTCGAGCTCAAAGAGTACAGACTGAAGCGGTTGCAGACTCGTTAAAAGACGCTGTAAAACGGTCAAAATACGTGGATGTGGGTAAAGGAGTCGAGGTTCAGATGGGTATTTCCAAGGAAAAACTCAAAGCTGGACTAAATGCACTGGTTGAATCTGGTGATTATGAGGTCCATAGCCTCCGAATTGCCCAGGTTACAGACAAAAATAACTCCACTCCAGTCAAAGTATTGACAAAAGCGGGGGTCGAACGGAAAGATATCTATAAAAACATGGATAAAATCCGTCCTGTTGAGGAGTTTGCTATCGATGGAGATAGTAGAATGTTCCAACAAATGGAACGTCCCAAGTCTATTGGGTGGGATCGTGTACATATTCGCTATGCAATCCCCGAAGGACAGCGTGGTCATGGTACAAATGATGACGGATCCACAATGGATGGAGCTATGTTCCTACGCCCTGGTGTAAAAGATCTTAATTTAGGTAAAGCATCTTATGCACAGGTCCGTATTGCTGTAGGTGATACGCATTATCTTAAGGGTATGGCTTTATATGGTACTGAGGAAATGTTTAAAGACGTTCCAAAGGGTACCGATATCATATTCAATACCAATAAAACAAAAGATAAGGCGCCTCAAGATGTATTAAAACCTTTGAAAAAGAATCCTGATGGTGGCGCACCTATCGATGGACCTAACCCGTTCGGTGCTACAGTAAAACGTCAGAATGTTCTTGTCGATTCTAAAGGAAATCCTGTATATAAAAAAGGGGTTACTGATAGACATGGTAATAAGGTTGCAGAAATTGGGTCTGTTAATATTGTAAATGAGGAAGGTGACTGGGCTAACTGGTCTAAGACTTTATCCTCACAATTCCTATCCAAACAACCTACGACTGTTGTTCATGAACGTTTGAAGGCTACTCTAAAACAAATCGATGATGAGTATGACAGTATCAAGAAAGTAAATAACCCGGTAATTAGAAAACAATTATTGGATTCATTTTCATCTGATCTGGAATCTAAGCAGGTACATATGAAAGCGGCAGCTCCTAAAGGATTTCAGGGGCATGTTATCTTACCTGTTCCTGATATGAAGGAGAATGAAATCTATGCTCCTAATTATAAAAACGGGGAACGTGTAGTTCTTGTTCGATATCCTCATGGGGGTCGATTTGAAATGCCTGAGCTCACTGTAAATAATAACAGTGTCGCTCGTAAAATGATATCTAAGAACAGTCCTGATGCTGTGGGTATCCACCCTAAGGTCGCTGCTAAAATGTCAGGGGCTGACTTTGATGGGGATACAGTATATCTTATTCCTAATAATAAAGGGAAGTTTAAGACAGCTAACAGCTTAAAAGAGCTGGCTAACTTTGATCCTAATATGTATCAAGATAAGCCGGGAACATTTAAGCCTATCGAAAAGAAATACCAGCAAACTTTAATGGGGGTCGTTTCTAACCTCATTACAGATATGACATTGCAGGGTGCACCAACGAGTGAGATTGCGCGTGCCGTAAAACACTCAATGGTTGTAATCGACGCAGAAAAACATAAGCTTAATTATAAGCGGTCTGCTGAAGAGAACGGCATCGATGCATTGATGAAGCGGTATATGACACACGTCGATAGAATTAAATACGGTGAGCTGGAAAGATATAATCCTAAGACTAGGAAAATTGATAGGGTAGTCGATCCAGATACACTTAAAAAAGATTTAAATCCGGATGCTAAATATACATCGGCCTCCACAATTATATCCCGCCATAAACAAACCGTCATAACTGACGGGTACCGGGTAGAAGTGCCGGATCCAAAATCAAGCACTGGTAAAACAAAAATGGTGTGGCGAAATAAAAAAGAAACATATCTTGTAAATATGGTGGAGGATGCGAACATATTCTTAGGGCCTAACGCTACAAAAACGGAGCATCATTATGCGGACTACGTAAATGAATTAAAGGCATATAAGAAACGGGTAGACGCTGAGTCAGCGGATATCAGGATGCCAGCCCGTGATCCTAAGGCTGCTAAGATCTATGCATCAGAAGTCTTGTCAATGAAAGAGAAAGTTAATCAAGTTAAGATTAATCGTATCAAAGAGAGACAAGCACAACGTATGGCTGAAGTATCAAGTAAAGCTGAGATTGCTCGACGATCTGAAGACGAAGTCTTGAAGAAGGATGACATCTCCCGGATCAAGCACCAAGCCCTGAACAAGGCTCGCGCCCAGCTTGGTACAGGCAGGAACCCTGTCACAATCACTGATGATGAATGGGATGCAGTACAAGCTAATGCTGTATCGGGTACGTTATTAAAAGAACTGGTATCCTTTATGGATGACGCCCAGCTTAAGACACTAGCCACACCACGTCCTAACAAAGTTATGACTGACGCTAGAAAGAACAAAGCCAAGGCGTTACTTGCAAATGGTTACACAATCTCTCAAGTTGCTGAAACTTTAGGGGTCAGTCCAACAACTATTGGGAAGATCAAGAACGAATAGTTTAGTGGGTTCTCAAACCCTACTGTTCTTGTGTGCCTACCGCAAAGGGAATAGGTATAGCTATGGACTATGAACCTAGCCAATCCTATCTCTATCCTATAAAGAAAGGAGACTACTCATGTTAACTACCGAAGACAATCCATTCGATCCTTGGACTCAGTATGACCTTTGGCGTGAGTGGGACATTAGTCATGGTTACAATCTTGAGTCTTACATTGCAACACTAATGCCAATGCTCACTTCTGCATCGATAGAAGACTATGAACATGCTTGGTCAGTTGCTGTTTCTTCAATTCTGGAACAAAACATCTTTGGAAACTTGAAGCTTGTTCCTAAACCCGCTGATTATGAGGAGGACCTCACTTTCCTCGAAGACTCTGAAGATGATATAAAAATTTGATACCCCCGGGGGGTCTGATTACAGCCCTCCCTTTCTTTGCATCGGCGCTGGTATCAAAAATTCCCCCGTTGCGATTTTTTTCAAAATGGTTTTGGATTCTAACAGGCCGATATTAAGATCGGTTTCTAAGGCTATACGTGTTTGGCTCCTTTTCCGTATAGTCTTAGTCTATAGGTACCTTAGACAGGACTTTGGTTGCTTGTAAAACTAACTTAAAGTCGGTCTATTTGAGTCCAAAAGCACAAGAAAGGATTCGTCAACACTAACAAAGAAAGGAAAAGTCAAGTGGCAACTAGTAAAACTACATACAAAGTTGTGGCCCCTGCTGGAGTTTACATTCGACAGACACCACAACAGTCAGAAGACAATGTTGTTCGACTGGCAGATAATGGTGAACGCCTAATCGTTCTTGAAGTTGGCTCTGAATGGGTTAAAACTGAAGAAGGTTATGTGATGAATCGTCCATTCATCATCGAGCCAGATACTACTAAACCTAAGAAACAAAAGGAAGAGGCTGAATAGTTATGACAAATGAAGTTGCTAATTATGATACTCCTCAACGGGCCTATAAACCTGCACGTTCGCCTGAACAGCGTGAAATGCAAATGATGGCACTTGCGATGGAGCTATCTGAAAAGCGTCTTCAGGAAGGAACTGCTTCGGCTTCGGAGATCGTATACTGGTTAAACCAAGCAAGCCCTAAAGCTCGCCTTGAGCGCAAACAACTTGAACTACAAGCAGAACTATTGCAAGCACGTATCGACTTGATTCGTAGTGACCAACAAGCTGAACTTGACTTCAAGGAAGCGCACAAAGCGTTCCAAGGTTATGCTGGTAAACCATCTGATGTTATTGAGGGGACTTTCTATGAGCAATAGATTGTCCTACAAAGAAATGTCTAAACTCGAATCTTATACAGAACGGTTAGAGTATCTTAGACTTCGTGGAATTCAACACGAGGCTCCGAGAGACATCTCGAACCCTTTCTATAAGTCAAGAGCCTGGCTTAACTGTCGAAACGAAATTATTCGTAGAGATCTTGGACAGGACCTTGGTGTGAGAGGTCTTTATGTTGATGGTGTTATAACCGTCCATCATATGAATCCTTTAACGAGAGAAGACATTGAGAATCTGACCGAGAATTGTTTCGATCCTGACGGACTTATCACGGTCTCTGATTATACCCACAAACGAATCCACTACGATCAGAAGGAGTATCAAGAATGGGTGGAACGTAAACCGGGTGATACAAAACTATGGTAAGGATGAAATGAATGAACACAATCTATGAAGACGTTCTCAACTTCGTCGGTGTATTACATGATTCCGATCCCGAGTCCAACAAAGTTGTTAAAACTCAGATAGGTTTGGCTATCGATACTGCCTTAGGTATTCTTGTACAAAACGGTATAGGACATACTTGTAGTGTTGTTACTAATCCTGATCTTACGTGGAGCGACTTTTTCTATGGACATATCGATGATCTGGATGAAGGTATAAAGCGACGGCTTGATAATATGTCTTTTGCTAAGACGTTTGTCGGTATAAGTGTCATGATTTCTTATGACCCTCCACAAGCATCGGTCCTTACGGCACTAAAAGAAGCTCGTGATGAAAATCTTACTCGAGCTCGTTGGGAGGTAGAATATGTCAACAAAGACATCCGATGACGTACTACTTCATTATGGTCGAAAGGGACAGAAGTGGTATCATCATATCTTTGGTTCCGTTCGCGGTAGTATAGGCGGTAGACGTCGTAAATCTAGCAAACAAACGGCGGTTGCTAAGGCTGTTTCGAAGCGTAAAAAGAGTATGCCAGTTGATGAGTATCAACGAGAGCTAGAAGTCATTAATCTTTATCGTCATAGAGATAAAGTATCGACTAAAGCTTTAAAAGCCAAAATTGCTAGAATTGAGTCTGAACGTAAACTTAAAGAGTTAGCAGAAGCTCCAGGTAAAGCTCGAGCAGAAGCGCTTAAGAAGAAACAACAGGCTCGACTTAAGTTTATTGGTAAGGCTATCTCTGCCGGTATTGACGTTTATAGTAAAGCGCCATCATCTGTTGTAACTCGAAAGATCGATAAGAGCAACAAAGATGCTGTCAAGAAAGCTATAGAAGAATTCAAAGTACGGCAGAAGTGGGCTAAGGCATTTAAAGACGTGCCTATTACTATGACAAACTTCACGCAATCCGTTAACATTCACGGTGTTGATGTTTATATACCTGAGAGTGTTCGGAAGACAAAAGATTTGCGTGCGGTTCTAACTAAAGATACAATGATTGGAGATAATTAAGATGGGTGAAATTATTAATGGCGTGTATGTACCGTCAAATGAAGACTTACTTCAACACTATGGTAAAAAAGGTATGAAGTGGAAGAAACGTAAAAATCCACTTGCTGAGGCTTCAGAAGCTCTTACCGAAGATCTTGCGTATGCTGCTGATAAAAAAGCGATTGACGAACATGTTAAAGATGCTTTACGTGATAAGCAAACGGTTGATCGGAATATGGAAGATAACATCAAGAAGATCAAAAGTGGTGTTCGAAATGGTAAAACTTTAGATCCAGCCGAACAAAAATATCACGATGCTTATATGCGTAATGCAAAAGCTTCTACAAAAGTCGCTCAGATTCTTGAAGCACGTCGTAAACATGCTAAAGATATGGCCGCAGCACATGCTAAAGACGTTAAGAATAGACGTAAATAATATCTTTAAGGAAAAGGAGTAGCTAGTGGTATTTAGCAACACCGCGGTTCCTGTCGAGTACGGTAGATTTAGAGACGCTGTAATACGCGGTGAGATTCCTGTATGTCGCGAGGTCTCGATGCAGATGAACCGAATCGATGCGGATATCGCCAACCCAAATTATTATTACGATAGCGACGCTATCCAAGGGTTTATTGACTTCTGTGAGAATGAGATGACCCTGGTTGATGGTCGACCATTGACCCTATTACCTACTTTCCGACTTTGGGCAGAAGATCTACTAGCTTGGTTTGAGATCAAGGAAGAGAAGGTATATGACCCGCAGACTGGAAAATTCAAAATAGTTAAACATAAGCGCAGACTTAGAAACAAACAATATCTAATTGTCGCCCGGGGTAACGCCAAGTCTCTATATGCGACATTACACCATGCTTATGGTTTGGTAATCGACACGAACTCCACTCAACAAGTAACAACCGCTCCAACTATGGCTCAGGCAGAAGAGGTACTATACCCATTTGCTACAGCTATAACCAAAGCGGCCAGCTCGACTGAAGGGTTCCCTTTGTTCAGAGTTCTTACTAAAGGCTCTAATAAGGCTCGTACTCAAAAGTCGCAAGCTCAACTTGCTGTTACGAAAGACGGTATTGTTAACAAACTAACAAACTCCATACTACAGGTTAAACCTATGACTCGTAGCAAACTTCAAGGATCTCGTGCCAAGTATGCTAGTGTCGATGAGTGGCTTTCTGGTGATATCAAAGAGGATATCATTGGTGCCTTGGAACAATCTGCTTCCAAAGACGGTATTGACGATTATATTATCTTAGCTGTGTCCTCTGAAGGTACCGTACGTGACTCGGTAGGGGATGCTATTAAGAAAGAGCTTCTTGATATCCTTCGTGGTCAATACTACGACCCGCATACTTCTATCTGGTATTATCGCTTAGATGATCTCGCAGAGGTGGCTAACCCCGACATGTGGATGAAGGCTTGCCCTAACATCGGTATTACGGTTTCTTATGAAGCTTACCAACGTGATGTTAGACGGGCAGAACACTCTCCTGCGAACAGGAATGATATCCTGGCTAAACGGTTTGGGATACCTGTGGAAGGGACGACATACTTCTTTACTTTCGAAGAAACAGAACTTCATCGAAGGCAGAACTTCAGACGTATGGAAGTTTCAATGGGTATGGATGCTTCTCAAGGTGATGACTTCTGGGCGTTCACTTGGATCATACCTCTCGGTAGAGGTAGATACGGTGTACAAACAAGGTCATACGTTTCGGAAGTTAAATACTTACGTCTTAACTCCGCGGCACAACAAAAGTACGATCAGCTTCAAGCTGAAGGAACATTGATTATACTACCCGGTAATTATCTTGACTGGGAACAAGTATATGACGATGTTGAGCGGTACATCGACGAGATGGAATGGTCTGTTATCTCATTCGGATACGACCCATATAATGCTGCTGAGTTTGTTGATCGTTGGACTATGGAAAACGGAGACGTTGGTGTCGAAGTTGTACGACAAGGTGTTAGAACCGAGTCAGTTCCTCTAGGTGAAATTAAGAACATGGCGACATCTCGCGACCTTATTTTCTTCGAGGAGCTTATGAAATACGCAATGGGTAATGCTGTTGTAATTCAAGACAATAACGGTAACTACAAACTTTCCAAAATGCGAAGCAATGAAAAGATCGATAACGTTGCTGCTTTGATGGATGCTTGGGTTGCCTATAAACGTAATAAGGAGGCATTCTTGTAGGATGGTAAATAACCCCTTAGGATCATGGAACGCATTCATGTCAACCCGCAACGGGCTCGACTATGATGAGTCATTAGTTTCCGGCTCTGGTTGGGGACGATCGACAAGTGCGCTTCGTGGTTACAATTTCAAACGTCAAGATTTGGTGAATAGCGTTATCTCTATGATCGCTCTTGACGTCGCAATGGTCGACTTTAAACATTTAAAGATTAACGAAGAAGACGGTAATCAAACCCCTGTAGAGTCAGGTTTGATCGATTGCTTAACACTGTCTGCTAATATTGACCAAACTGGTCGTGCATTTATTTACGATTTGGCCTGGTCACTATTGGAAGAGGGTACTGTAGCGATTGTCCCCGTTGATACGACTACAAAACCGAATGATGAAGGATCTTATGATGTCCTATCTATGCGAGTAGGTAAGATAATGCAATGGTATCCTCGAGCTGTTCGGGTTAGGGTCTATAATGATCAAAATGGTTTAGAACAAGACCTAACTTTGTCTAAGCAATCTGTGGTTATCTTAGAATCTCCTTTGATTGGGCTACTTAAAGACCAGAATGCTACTCTACGATTGATAGAGCAGAAGATGGATCTTATGTACTCTCAAGACAAGGCGATTGTAGCAGGTCGTTTGAATGGTTTCATTCAAGTACCATACGCTACTAAGAGCGAACATAGGCAGGCTTTGGCTCAAGACCGTAAAAAGAAACTCGAAGAAGAGCTAGCTAATAGTCAGTTCGGTATTGCTACCTTGGATGCGAATGAAAAGTTCATTCATACCGGTGGTAACATCATGAACAACCTTGTTGACGACTTACGTAAGTTACAACAAGACTACTATAACCAAGTTGGTATCTCTTCTAAGATTCTTGATGGTACTGCAGGACAAGCTGAGCTTAATCTTTATTACCATCGAGCAGTAGACCCTGTTCTACAGACTATTGTCGATGGTCTTAATAGAACGTTCTTAACCAAGACTGCTAGAACGCAAGGTCAGGTAATTCAGTATTATCGTGACCCATTCCGTATGTTGCCAGTTGAACAACTAGGTACTGCGGCAGATCTCTTTGCTCGGAATGCAATATTTACTTCGAATGAAATCCGTGCAATGCTAGGTCGAGCACCTCACCCAAGCCGTATCGCAGATATGCTCTTTAATAAGAACATCTCTACTGGTATGGACCTAATGGGTATTGGTGATCCTAATGGTACAACCCAGGGGTATCCTGAAATCTACAACGATGGCCAAGGTGGGTATGTCGATGCGGACGGAAATCCGGTAGATGAGTACGGACGTCTCTTGGATGTATAAAATTTTTATGGAGGTTTTCTAGTTGCAAAAGAAGGCTGATTTTGCTGGATGGGTAACTAAGAATGACATTCGCTGTAGTGATGGTGTCACGATTCGTCATGATGCATTTCTACAAAGCGATGGCGCTCAAGTTCCTATCGTTTGGCAACATGATTACTCCAGTCCCTCAAATGTGTTGGGGTACATGAAACTTCAGCATCGTGACCAGGGTGTTTATGGGTATGGGTATCTAAATGATACCGAACATGCTCAAGACACTAGAGTCCTACTACAACATGGTGATTTAAACGCTATGTCTATCGGGGCTCGCGGTATCCGAAAGAACGGTAACGACGTAATTCATGGTGAAATCTATGAAGTAAGTCTCGTTCTCAAAGGTGCCAATCCTGGTGCGCTGATCGAACATGTTATGCTCCATAGCGCATACGGGACTGAAGAGTACGAAAGCGACCGTGCTACCATTCACACTGGTATCACGCAGGAACTCATTCATTCAGATACTGAAGATGAGTTAGAAGATAAAAAGGAGGGACACATGTCTCGTACATATGAGGAACTGTTAGAAGGTCTAACTGATGAAGAGGTTGAAACTCTCCTCGGTGGCGTTCTAGCTGACGTTGATGCCGCTTTGCAAGCTGAAGAAGCTGAAGAAGCAGAAGAAACTGAAAAAACTCAAAATGAGTTAGAAGTTAACGGTTTGGACGAAGAAGTCGCAACCGAAACTGTTGACGGAGCTACAGAAGACAATGAGGTCACTGTAGAATCTGGTGCCGATGCTGGTGATACAGTATCACATTCTATTTTCGAAGGAGAAGAAGTTTTGAAACACAATCAATTCCAAGGGACTACTAATGCTGCTGTATCTGAAGCAGAATTGGATACTTTACTACAAAGCGCGATTCAAGGAAACGCAACTTCATTCGCAGGCGTACTTCGTGCTAACGACGTTCTAGGTGAAGACTCACTTCAACACGGTTTGGTAGGTATGGAAACATTGTTCCCACAACCTGCTAATAACGGTGGAATTAATGTCTACAACCCAGGCTCACTTAACATTGACAAGATCATGGGACAATTCGGTAAGTCTCCACTTCCTCGCGTTAAGAATATGTTTGCTAACCTTACAGAAGACGAAGCTCGCGCTCGTGGATATATCAAAGGTAACCAAACTCTTGACTCTATCGAAGAAGTATACTTCCGTGAAACTACTCCAGGATCTGTTCACCGTCGTGAAACAATCGATCATGATGATTTGATCGACTTGCAAGATGGTGGATTCGCTGCTGTTAACTTTATCCAACAAGTTCAAATGGCTAAGTTCAAAGAAGAAATCGTTAAAGCCGCTTTCTTGTCTGACGGACGTCCATTGACACTTTCTGACGGTAAACGCAACCCTGAAAAGATCAGTGAAAAACACATTCGCCCTATCATCAAAGATAATCCATTGTTCGTGATCAAAGTAACTGCGGCTACATTTGAAACTGCTGTTGACGAAGTGATCGGTAAAGCATTCCCTGCATACCAAGGTTCTGGTAAACCATGTCTTTACATCAACCCATTCGACTTGGCTAAATTGAAGACTCTTAAAGACAAGAACGGTCGTTACTTGTATGCTCCATCTATGGACAACAACCAAGTACCTGGTAACGCGAACATCGCTGCATACTTCATGTGTGATGAAGTTGTTGAATACCGCGCTCTTCCTCAAGGAACATTCATCATTGGTAATCTTGTAGACTATCAATTCGGTATGTCTAAGAATGGTGAAATTGCTACATTTGATAGCTTCGATATCGACTTCATGCAACATAAATACTTGATGCATGCTCGTATGTCTGGTGCTATCCGTACACCTAAATCATTCATCGTCGTTACTGTAAGCGATAAAGCTGCTGCTGATGAAACTGTTGCCGCATTTGATTCTACTGGTCTTAAGACTAAACCAACTTGGACTGTACAAACAGACCCAACTGAATTCAAAGGTGTAGGTGCTAAGGCTGTAGATTATGACGCTGCAGTAAATGGAGTTGTTATGACTGAGGAAGAAAAGAAACTCGGTGATATTGAAACATCTCCAAAGCAAAAGAAACCTAAAAACGCTGAATAGTCTTTGAAAGTTAGGAAGGTAACGATATGACAAAAGCTGGAATTAGACTTATCTTCCGTTCCAAAGAGACAGAAGAAGTTGAAATTGGGGATCATCGTTATACCTATACGGTATCCCCTTTGTTAATTGCTAGAATATCTACTAAATCATTTATGATTGAGGATAGTGACTCAGTTAACCAGAATACTAAGTCGAAACTTAAGTTCGATGTTCTTTTGCCTAATGATGCATCTGACCGAGTGAATAGAATTAGCCACATTCTTTATATGGGCTCGTTCTATAAAGTAGGGACGATTAGACCTTACCCTCCTCGAGTTGCATTAACAGTAGAAGATCTCGAATTATCAGAGCTTAAGTCGGAGTTAGAACAGCGAGTGAATGAAACTTCTCGAAAATCTCAAAATGAATTAAAAATTGACGCATTTGATCATTTAGGTGTGTTGATGACTCCACCAGAAGAAACTAGTGAACTTCAAAAGAATTCATTAGTTCTGAAAGATGGGATTATTCAGGTCTGGGATGGAACGAAGTATACTGATATTGTTAAGGCCCTATCAACTAAAGTTACTGAACATACGGACGAGCAGTTATAATTGTATAATTCAAATGTGAGGTAACAAACTATGGGTTTTAAGACAAGAAAGGAATTTCTCGAAGTTCTAAAACAAGAGATCTGTCCGAATATTTATTTCACTCCTCCTGATGATGTTACGCTTAAGTTTCCAGCTTGTGTTGTTACTAGGGAAGACTTTGATATTCGTAAGGCAAATAACAAACCTTATATGTCTAACATGGGGTATAAGGTGGTTTATATGTCTAAGAACGAGTCGGATGAAATATTTATGAAGATCTCGAATACGTTTATGTATTCTGCTTTTAGATCTGAGTATAAGGTTAATGGGTTATATCACAAAGTATTTGTGGTTTATGTTTAGAAAGGAATGTCGATTTGGCTACAGTAGAAGAGGTTGTTAATTATGCCCGTTCTTTAGCGGATCAAGGGGTAGGTACTGATGCTGACGGTTCTTATGGAACTCAATGCGTAGACTTACCAAATAGTATTTCTCAAATTTACTTCGGTAAAATTCTATGGGGTAATGCTATCGACCTATTGGATTCCGCTGCAAGTTTGGGGTATGAAGTTGTATACGATGCAGTGGGAGTAAATCCTAGAGCCGGTGCGATCTTTGTCATGGATACTACTTATCTGTATGGTCACCCTTATGGTCACACAGGTATTGTTATTGAAGACTCTGATGGTTACACAATCAAAACTATCGAGCAAAACATTGACGGTAATGCTGATTCATTATACGTTGGTGGTCCTGCACGATACAATGAACGTAACTTTGATGGTATTGTTGGATGGTTCTATCCTCCATATACTGGTCTTCCTCAAGGTGACCCTGTCATCGCACCACAACCAGAGACTCCTGCAGACGAGGTTGTTGTAAACGAAGAAACTGCGAAATTTACAGTAATGGTAGCTGGACTTAATGTCCGTACTGAGCCACACGTTACTGCTGAGATCGTAGAAGTTTACACACCTGGACAAACATTCATTTACGATCAATGGATGGATGCTGACGGATATCGTTGGTTGTCTTACATCGGTGCAACTAGTGGTAAGCGACGTTATGTTGCTTGTGGTAATGTTGAGAACGGCGAACGCATTAATGCATTTGGTGAATTCTCAGAAGCTTAATATTTGGAGGAAATTTTAAATGACAAAATTGGTTTGGGATCAGGATACTAAACGTTTATACGAATACGGTGTTGACAACGGTGTTCTTTTCCTTAAGAAAAGTGATGGTAGCTACGAAAAAGGTGTTGCTTGGGACGGTTTGACTAAAGTCTCAGAATCACCAGAAGGTGCAGAATCTACTGCTAAATACGCTAATAACAAGAAATACCTTAACTTGCGCTCAGACGAACGCTTCAAAGGTCAAATCTCAGCCTACACTTATCCACAAGAATGGAATAAATGTCAAGGTAAACGTAGCCCTATTACTAACGGAGCTGGTGGTAAGAAAGAACTTGCTGGTGTGACTGTTTCTGGTCAAGCTCGTTCTGACTTCGGTCTTTCATACCGTACTGGTATCGGTAACGATACTGAAGGTTTGGACCATGGTTACATTCTTCACCTTGTTTACTCAGCATCTGCTGGTGTATCAAGTAAAGAATACCAAACTGTAAATGAAAGCCCAGATGCTCTTGAGTTCTCTTGGGACTTCGATACAGTACCAACACCAGTACCAGGTATGAAACCAACTGCGCACGTTGAAATCAACAGCACTTTGGTTGACAAAGACAAACTTGCTGAGCTTGAGAAGAAAATTTATGGTTCTGCTGATTCTGAACCAACTCTTCCAACACCAGAAGAAGTGTTCACCACTCTCGGTCTTGTCGCTGGGTAATTAGAATTTAATGACGTGGGATAGGGGTTGGACAACTAAGGTTCGTGTTGGCGTCAAAAATTCAAAATGAAATATAAATCTACATTAAAGGAGTATAGAGATGATTTCTAAAACAGTAACTTATAACAACTTACTCACTGGGGAACCAGTAACCGAGGAACTTTGGTTCCACTTACGTAAAGACGAAATTATTCGTATCATGGGTCGTGCTAAAAAGGATTGGGACGACTATATCAAAGAAATGATGAGCCGTGAAGACGTCGATGAGATCTTCGACTTTGTTGAATCTATTCTTAAGATGGCTTACGGTGAACGTTCTGAAGATGGTCGTACTTTCCGTAAAGACAAGAAACTTCAAGAAGACTTTGCTAACTCTGAAGCGTACTCTGAACTATTCATTGATATGATTACAGACGCAGTATCTGCAGACGGCAAAGAAACTTCTAAGTTCTTTAGCGCCCTTGTAGGTGATCCAAACAAAGGAACTGTTCCGGAATCAGTTTCTAAACTCAAGAAATAAGATAATTGAGGGGTAAATTTACACCCCTCTTTTATTTTTATTTGATAGCGAGGTATATATGTTAGTTATTGATACACCCGATCGAGAATATTATAATGAGGACACGTATCAATTCATAACTATACCAGGTCGCCGTTTACATTTCGAGCATAGTTTAAAAACTGTTGCGGAGTGGGAGACATTATATCGCAAGCCTTTTTTAACTCGAGAGGAAAAGACCACTGCTGAGCTCTTTGACTATTTCTTAATAATGTGTCAAGAGGATATAAGCTACTCGGATTTAACGCCAGATGTAATTGAACAGGTTTCAATGTATCTGGAGGATAAACCAACAGCTACAGTTATCAATCCAGTGGAGAAACCAAGTAATAATGGAATGGTTATGACGTCAGAGGTTATATATGCTTATATGGCCAATGCGAGGGTTCCATTCGAATGCGATACTTGGAATATTCATAGACTCTTAACTCTTTTAGGTGTCATCGGTGAATTCAACGCACCTAAGAAGAAGAAGTCTACGAGTCAAATATTGGATGACTATGATCGTATTAACAATGAACGGCAAGAGAAAATTCGTAAGATGCGAGAGGAGCGTGAACGAAATGCGAATAAAGGTGCAGACAATTAAGAAGAAAACTGGGTTGTCTACAATGGCTAAGAAAGCCGAAAACATGGATTCAGTTCGACATGCTTTACAATCTCGTGGACGGAGTGGATTGAGCCGGCTGATTTCTGCTACTCCTAAACGATCAGGGTCAACTGCTTCTTCTTGGGGTATGGAGGTTGAAAAATCTCAAAATGGTTTAAGTTTATACTATTCTAACTCGAAGAAGATTAAAGATGGTACCCCTCTTGTTGTGCTTATTGTTAACGGCCACGGTACTGGTACTGGTGGATATGTTCCTGCTAATAACTTTGTTACTCCTATTGTAGATTCTATTGCAGATGAGATATTGAGGGAGGTGGAAAAAGTAATTGAGTAGACAAATAATTGAAGAACGTCTTATTAAGCTCGGTATTGATAATGAACAGTTCAAGACAGGTCTTAAAGAGTCCTTATCGTCTCTTGAAGACTTAGATAAATCCCTTGCAAAAGTCGATGGTAAATCTAGCTTTGCAAATACCGAGAAAGCCACTAAATCTCTAGGTCGCTCCCTTACCGAATTAATGGGCTCTGCCCCTAAACTAGGGGATATGTATATGGGCGCCTTTAATAAAATCGGATCTGCTGTTGGTAGTGCGACAGGAACCTTTAGTAAATTTGCATCTGGTGTCCTAAACTTTGTTTCTCCTATAACATTAGGTGGTAAGCAAGCGTCTGAGGCTATTCAATCCATTGATACCTCTGTACAACAGACCAGCGGTAAATTTAGCATTCTACAATCGGTAGCATCTATTGCCTTGGGTAATATTGCGGCTAATGCTACAATGGCCGGCTTGTCTATGGCAAAGAACTTTGCGGGTAAGATACTTCACACAATCGCTCCGCTTAAAGCCGGTTTCGGTCAGTTTGAAGACAAGGTTAACTCAGTAAACATGTTGGTTGCTGCATTGGGTAAATCTGAAATGGGTCACATTACGGGATCCCTTGATGAGTTGCAAAAGTATGCAGAAACAACCAAATACTCAGTTAAGCAAATGCACAACTCACTTGCTCAGTTCGTAAATGCCGGGGTGGGTCTAGATGATGCCACTACCGCATTGAAAGGTTGGGGTAACCTGGCTGCTTCTGCTGGTGCAAGTACAGATGGATTTAACCGCTCGCTACAATTCGGGGTACAACAAGCATTACAAATGGGTATGATGAATACTCAGAACTGGATGTCTGTTGAAAATGCGGGTATGGCAACTAAACGGTTTAAAGATATCTTGGTCGAAACTGCTAAGGCTTTAGGACAAAACGTTGACTTATCTGAAGGATTCCGGGGGTCTCTTAAAGACGGCTGGTTGACTAACGAAGTCTTAATTAAATCCCTTGAACAGCTTGCTAACGATGAAACTTTGAAAAAGATGGCTTCTGACTTCCACACCTTTGGTGAAGCGGCAGAGGCTGTTGCGGACCAAGTAACATCTGGCTGGGCTCGTGTATGGGAAACCTTATTTGGTCAAGCAGGTAGTGATGAGCTTACTGCGTTCTGGACCAAATGGGGTAATGCTGCGGCCAATGCTTTGAGCGCGACTTCTGAAAAGGCTAATGAGTTTGCGAAAGCATTTGTATCTTTAGGCGGACGAGACAAAATAATGGGCCTTATGGATTCAGTATTTGGATCTATCGGTGGCGTGTTTAAATCTATTGGTGGCGCATTCACTCATGTATTTGGTGGAAATGTAAGTACTGTAGTTGGGCAAAAGCTAGTCGATATTATTGGAAAACTTTCTGAGAAACTAAGACTAGGAAGCGCTGAACTTCATGCATTTCAACACATCTTTATTGCTGTCTTCCAAGGACTTAAATGGATTGGTGCTGAAGTAGGCGCTAAGATGAAACTTATCGCTACGCTTATTCCAAACCATATGATCAAGGACTTCATTCTGATCGTTGGTATGATAGCGAAAGCTCTATGGACAACTATCCGTGCGTTTGAAGTATTTATTAGTAAACTAATAAACTTCAGCAAGATCGGTAAGGTCTTTAGTTTCGTAGGAAATGCTATTAATAAGTTCTGGGATGCAGTACATAACGGCTTAGCCAACTTCTCTGAGAAGTGGTCTGCCGCATTTGATAAGCTTCCTGGTATTGTCGGGAAAGTTATGGACTGGTTCAAGAAGCTATGGGAAGTAATTAAATTACTAACTCCTGCTATTGGACATCTTAAGCAAGAATTACACGGATTCTTCTCTAAGATTGCTAATCCGTTTAAGACTTTGGGTCATGCACTTGGTGATAACGGTAAAAAATTCAACGAGTGGTCATTCTGGGTAGGTAATGCTGTACAGCGATTCCCTATCTTCGGTAAAGCTCTAGGTAAGTTCATTGTCGGATTCTCGCATTTCAATGATGCAACTGGTCACATGGATTCTTGGGCTGGCCAGTTTGGTCACAAACTAAGAACTCACCTATCCGGATTCTATAATAGTGTACGAAATAACTACAGACGTACAATTACTAGTCATAGAACGTTCTGGAGTAGTCTTAACGGGGCTATGGATCAAGTTCTCAATCGCCAGATTACAACCTGGAAGCAGTTCCGTGAAGCGGTTAAATGGGAATATCTGATTCCGCCTGGCGTTCGTGACATGTTTAAGAACTTTAAGTTCTCTATGCCTGATATGTCAGGACTTAAGAAAGGCTTTGCGGTGTTTGCGTCCAATCCTTTTGGTGCGATCAAGAGCGGCACCCAAGGACTTTCAAAATGGTTAGAAAATACTACATTCTCATTTAAGGCCTTTGGCGATATTGTTCGTAAGCACTGGCCTACTCTCGGAGAGTACGCTGATAAATTAGACAAAGTAAAATTCTCATTGTCTTTCCTTAAACCAGTCGTAGACAGTGTCGGTAAGGCATTTGAATGGTTTAATTCTAAGATCTCGAAGATTAGCTTTGGTAAGATTAATTTTGGTGGTGCTGGTAAAGTCTTTAGTGATGCTGGTAAAGCGCTTACTGCTAACTTCTCCGAAGGTATCGTTCCTGGTATCGTCAAATCCATTGACGGATTCCGTAAGTGGGTTGGTGAGCTAGGTGCAGTCAAATCTATCTTTGGTGGCCTAGGATTAGGGGCAGGCGTTATCGGCGAAGTCTTTAATACCATTCGTAAAGAAATGGGCAAATCTAAGATTGACTTCAGTAACTTTAAGACAACCCTAGAAACATTTAAGGGCTGGTTCCATGGTTTCTGGCATGGCTTAGCTAATGTTGTATCAGGTGATACTTTCTCTAAAATTGGAGCAGGTATCAAGAACGGATTTAGCTCGGCTATGAGCTGGATTTCTAGTACATTTGGTCCATGGTTTAAAGGATTCTTCTCAAGCTTACCATCTAGTGTGCAACATGTATTAACTGGACTATGGGATTTAATTAAGCAATTCGCCTCATCAATCGCCTCAGGTTTCAAAGACACCAACTTCTCATTTAAGAACTTTGGAGAGGTTGTCGATTCTGTAAGTAAGGGTGTTAAGAAAGCCCTTGAAGAGATTGGGAAAGTCCTTAAGAAGATCTGGGACGGCTTTAAAGATCTGTTTAAGGTTACCGGTGTATCTGCTGATGAACTTACAGAGGCTGACTTCGGAGATCGTAAGATGAAAGAAGCCGAAGCCGGAATGAACCGTTTGGGCGATAGCGTAGATCGTGTCCATGAAAAGAGTAAAGGTGTCTTTGCAAGTATTGGCGACATGGCCAAACTTCTTGGTGAGACATTCAGTGCTGTATTAGCACCATTCAACAAAGCAGACTCTGCGGCAGTTGGTAAGATCCTTACGTTAGCAGCCGCTATTATCGTGCTTTGGAATACTCGTAAGAAGGTACTCGGTATTAAAGACATGTTCCGTGAATTCGGTAAAGGTATTTTCGAAGGAGCTAACTCTGTAACTGGATCTCTTACGAATATGTTTAAAGCTATTAGTGGACACTTTAAAGCCAAAGCCAAATTCCAAAACATTAAGTCCTTTGCATTAGCTATTGCTACTTTGACAGGTTCATTATTGGTACTATCAATGATCCCTGCGGATAAACTTCAACGGGGTGTCCTTGGATTGGTAGCCGTTCTTGGTGCATTTGAGGTATTTTACTTATCGCTTTCGATGACAACTAAGAAATTTGATCCAAGCAAGGTACAAAGTGCAAAAGATATGATGCTTGGTATGCTTGGTGTAGCAGGATCTATTCTTATGATCTCAGGATCTGTTATGTTGTTAGGTCGCTTGGACGGGGAGTCTCTTAAGAAAGGACTTCTTTCTGCAGGGGCTATCCTTGTAGCAATGGGTGGTTTGATGGCTATAATGGCCCATATGCAACGAAATGCTAAAGGGTTTGATGGGGGTTCTGCTAAAATCTCTATTGGTATTCTAACTTTTATTGGTCTAGCTTATTCAATTAAGAAAGTCGCTAAGGTAGTCAAAGATATCGGTACTTTGGATGCAGATTCTCTTAAGAAAGGCCTTGCCTCTATAGGAGTTATCATGGTAGGTATAATGGGGGTTCTTTATATGGCTAAGAACCTTAAGGATGTTAAGACTTCATCAGTTCTTACATTTATTACCATGGCTAAAGCCGTTGCTGGAATATCAAAAGCTGTAAGTGAATTAGGATCTCTTGATACCGAGGTTCTTAAGAAAGGCGGAGCGGCAGTTACTATCATGCTTGCTGTTATCGGTGGTATTGCATTAGCATTTAGTAAGCTGGATAATACTAAGCAATCATTTACTAAGAATGCACTTGTCATGTTCGGTGGTATTGCTGGAATGCTGTATATGATGCGTAGCTTAGCGCAGAATATTGGCTCGATGAAAAACCCTGATGCAATTGTACAAGCACTTGGTGCTATGGCAGTAGTTACTGCGGCCTTTGGTGCTCTAGCTATGGTTCTTCAAAAGAACAACATTGCAGATAAAGGAATAAACGAAGGTATCAAGAACCTAGCAGTACTTTCGGGTTCTGTTCTAGTTGCTTCTGCCGGTCTTCTTCTTCTAAGTAAGATGGAAGGTAACTTCGGTAAAGTAGTAGTTGCCTGCACCGCTTTAGTTGCTGTGGTTTACTTGTTTGTTAAAATCGGACAAGCCGCTCGGAACATCAAGAGAGAAGGTATCATAGGTCTTGCTGCAACAGTTGGGGCATTGATGGCCTCAGTATATGCTCTGAAAGAGTTAACTACTATACCTGTGGACAACATCTTGTTACAAGTAGGTATGCTTGTGGGCGTCGTTGCTGCAATCGCCACTATTGGTGGCTTACTTGGTAAGTTTGGTGGCTGGGAAGCAATCGCTGGTATTAGCGCACTTGGTGCGTCCCTTCTTATGATTGGTGGTGCTATCGGTATTGCATCTGCTGGTATCGGTTACTTCTTGCAAGGAATCGCTTCTATTATAGATGCTATTACTCGACTTATTGATACCGTATCACGTCTTGGTAAAGAAGGCGGAGAAAACTTCCGTAAGTTCTTTGCTGAGGCATCTAAGTCATCTGGTGATATCGCTGAAGTTGTCGCTGGTATGGCAGAAGGTGTGGTTGTTGGTCTAGTTCGTGGTATTAGCGGTAATATTGGTAAGTTTATTGAAATCGGTGTTGAGCTTGTAAAAGGTATTATTATTGGTATTGGCAATGCCGCTGTTGATATAGCTGGCGCCCTTGTTGATATGCTTTCTGCTGCTGTTGATATGGTTATTGGAGCAATTCCTAGATTTATTACTAGAATTCTTGACTCTGTGCTATTAGGTTTTCAGCAGATCGCGCAATGGATACGTAATAATGGTAATCTTATTGCTGTTTCTGTGACAGATGTATTTGCATCTATATTCTCGCTACTTGTAGAGATTGTAACCTCGATGTTGTCTTTTATTCTAGATGCCTTCGGGCAAATACCTGGTATTGGGAAATACTTTGAAAAGGCTAAAGAGGGTCTACAAAGCGGTGCTCAAGGATTTGAAAAATGGTTGCATGACCGTGTTGACGGTATTAAAACCTATGCGGAACTCGCCGCTAAAGGCGGTGTTGATGCTGCAATTAAACAGTTGGATAGGCTAGGTACCGCTGAAGTCCAAGGTGCTATGAATATCGCAGCTAAGTCAAAAGATGGACTTGAATACTTTAAGACATTCTGTTCGCAATTAGGTATTCAAGGTGCTAATGAGTTTATCCAAGGTCTTAAGAACAAAACCATTGACGCTAACGAAGCTGGTAAGTTATTCTCCAAAATGGTTGAAATGGGTATGTCTGAAGCGCAGGTTAAACAGATTGCTGAAAAAGCAGGGTATGACTATGCAAATGGCGTACTTACAGCTAAACCCGAAGTTAAGGCAAATGCCGACGATATCAAGAAAACCCTTGAACAAGGACTTGGTGGAGACGGTAATTGGGACATGAGCTTACTTAACGGTGCATTCAATATGTTGAATGAGCACCTTGGCGGTAAACTTGATATGACTAAGGCTATGGCCGCTCTTAAATCTGGACAGATCCCTCAAGAGATGCTCCAGAAAATGGCGGAGGGCGATTTCTCAGGCATGTCCATGGAACAAATGCAACAGTATTTGTCTGGATTTGATGGGACTGCCGAAGCGGCAGGTCAGAGAGCACAAGAGGTTAAAGCCGCTGTAGAAGTAGGGCTTTCTGGAAACGGTAATTTCGATGTCGGTCTTGTAACTCAAGCATTTACGAACTTGGATACATATTTGGGCGGACGCTTAGATATTACTCTGGCATTAGCCGCGCTTAAATCTGGAAATATTCCGCCTGCTATGCTTGACCAATTAGCTAAGGGCGATTTCTCTTCAGTTGCTCAAATGCACATGGATAACTTCATGAGGCCTGTTGAATCAGCGCCGGGTAAAGTGGAAGACAATATCAGTAAGATTAAAGGATCTGCCCTAACTTCGATTGACGGTATGTATTCTGAGGTACTTCCTAAAATAGGTGTCAGTCAAGAAGAAGCAAATAAATTGATTTCTGACTATAACTCTGGTAAAGTTATGACTCAAGAGGAGCTTCATAAAGTAGGCCAGATTATTGTGGCCTCTAAAGGAGAGATTCATCAATCTGCAAAAGAAGTTGCTAATAGTGCTAATGAAGGGCTGAAAACAGTTGATGGCAAGCCTGCTGGTTATAAAGCGATAGACGATTTCTCTACTGTTATAAATAGTGGAACTGGTAAAGCGAACGGTGCCGGTGCTAATGTTGCGAGAGCGGCTGGTGAAGGTATGAAATATGATGCCTCAGGATCTGGTGCTGCTATTTCCGAATCCTTTGCTGGAGGTATTGCTAGTTCGCGTGCGATGGCGGCGGTACAAGGCGCTGTTGGTCGTATCATGGGCGCCGTTCAAGCGTTATTCCCGCACTCTCCAGCGAAAGAAGGTCCTTTCTCTGGCGAAGGTTGGCGTCAAGTAGCAAGATCGGGTCGTGCTATTGTCGTAGAATTTGCTTCAGGTTTGGGCTCTACAGGATCTTTTAATGCCGTTAACAACAGCATGAGCAAGGTTCAACAATACATTCAAGACGCTCTTGGCGAAACATCAGACTACCTTGATAATAACATGGAGCTTTCTCCGGTTATTACCCCTGTCTTAGATATGTCTAATGTTGATGGATATACATGGAATGGATCTGGTTATCTTGGACTCACTGGTGCAAATATTAATTATTCGTCGCTTAATCCTACAAGCCGTAGTATTGCTTCTAATCGTTATTCTATTGACGAAGTGGTACGGGGATTAAATAATGTAGACCAAAAATTGGCGACTCTTACTGAGAACTCTGCTATTGGGAACGACCTCCTTGCTCAAGGACAAGTCAACCCAATTTACTTGGATAAAGATCTTGTAAACCGTGCGTTAGCGCCAGGTATGGCAGATGCGCAACGGACTTACAGTGATCGATTAAATATGTTAGATGGAGTGTTACCACGATTATGAGAGATGAATCATACTTCTCTATAATCTTTGGTGAAGGAACTGATGCTGTTGATATCGGTAAACTCCTCGATGCTGTAACTAAAGTTGAACGTAATGCTGGTGCTGGTCAGGAACATACATATTCCGCCGGCACTGGCCGTTTTGGTAAGACATGGGTTTCTGGTAGAAGAAGCTCTTATGATATTACTATTGAAGGACAAAAGACAGGGAGTCCTGCTGAGCTATTATCGCTTCGTACGAAACTAGCTCGGGCTCTTGATTGTCCTGATGGGCCAAAGAAATTACAGTTTGATGACCAGGATGGTAAGTACTACCTTGCTGTTACATCAGGTCAACCTAAGTTCACTGAGGATTTACAAAAGAGTCAGGCTACGGTGTCTATTTCATTTGAAGTTCCGGATGGTTTATTACATTCCGAGCTTACAAAGGTATTGACATCGAAGACCAACTCCCCAGATATTGGTTCTCTTACTAAAGAGGGGAATATTGTCAAAATGACTTTAAATAATGCAGGAAGTGCTCCAGCATATCCTCGCATTAGAATTAAGAACGCTGGAACTAACGGTTGGATTGGCATTGTTAATAAAAACGGTGTGATGGAAATCGGTACAAGCTCCTCAGGAAGAGATGGTGCTGTAACCGCTTCCGGATCTTATGACCAATCACAACTACTGCTTAACTTAACACCAAACGACTCTGCTGGATGGCGTAAAGGGGCGAATATTGGTGGTAAACTTAGCTCACAATCTCCTTTAACCGTAGCTAGTCACGCTGAGATCAGCGACCTAACACTTGACTGGGCGCCAAGAGATGCGGGTAGCGTAGGTTATTCTTGTCCTGGATTACACTGGACTCGTTCTGGGTCTAAGGGTATCGGTCAAGACTGGGGATGTGCTGTGTATGAGTATACTCTACCTGCGGATAAGAATAACGTTAAAGGTGCTAAGAATTTCCGTTGTGACTTTAACTTAAAACTCTGGGCATCTAAGATTGGTCAAACTGGTCTGTTGGCAATCATGTTTATGGACGATAACGACCGACTTATTTGTGCCTACAGCTTGGATAAATATACCACTGATAGTGATAAGGTTGTACAAGTCTTCACTACAACCGATATTCACAAGCTTCCTCGTGAAGAGAATGAATTCGGATCTAATAACAATGAGCCAGGTCAACAACGGCCTAACCCTGCTTTTAATAGCAGAACCGGTAATGCTTATGTTATTAAGGATGGTCCAAAGTTCACATATGGATATAACGGTATTCCTAAGACTATCGTTGATGCTACCAAAGAGAACTTAGAATGTACTAAGATCTGGGTTCTTTATGGTAGAGCACGGAGCGAGAGACCAGGCACTGGTCATTTGGATACCTTATGTGTACAATCACTTAAATTCCAAAAGACTAACGTCCAACGTTACGACCTTGTTCCTAACAAGTATAACGCTGGTAGTGAACTTGTTGTCGATATGTATGAGGGTAAAATCTCATATATCTCTGATCCGGAGGCATCTAGCCAAGGGGTCGGCGCTGAGGGAGATCTAGCAAATGGATCTCGGTACTTCGCAATTCCTCCCGGGGAGTCGCAACTTGAAATTCATTCTTCCGGATTTGTTACAACAGCCCCTGAGGTTATTGTAGAGTGGGAAGAAGCATGGCTATAAGAAAGGAGGCCGAAACTTCAAAATGAATGTAAAACCTGCATGGCAGTTAGCAGTTCATGACAACGCAATGAATATTGTTGATCATATTAACAACGATGTTCCGGGTTCTCTGAAATATTACGATGAAGAGTTCCATCAATACTGCGGTAAGGGTTCGGCTACCTTTACTTTTACTGTCGATAAATATTCAAATGGTGTTCTAAATGAACGTATAGCCAATCTCACTACAGAGTCTTATATCTCCTTCCATGAAGATGATATCGACTATGTGTTCAACGTAATGACTCGTAGGGAAACAGATTATACTATTACATTAGAATGTGTTACAACTAACTTAGAGTTACTTAATGAGAAGGTTGTTGCTTATGAGAGCAAAGATGCTAAGTCATTCTTAGAGTATATCGAAGCTATGCAACTCTTTAAATTTACTCGTATTGAATTGGGTATTTGCGAAATTCGTAATACTAAACAGACGCTTAAGTTTGAATCTGATGACGATACATGTTTGGCTCGGATCCTTAAACTTGTCGAAGCGTTTGATGGTGAGATGGAGATTATAACCAAACTTACCGATGGTGGCCAGATTGATAAGTATATACTTAATGTTTATAAATCTCGCAATGTCGCAAAAGATAACGAACCTGGTTTAGGACGAGTTCGTACCGACATTCGGTTACAGATGGGTCGAGACGTCGCTTCTGTTATTAAGAAAGAGGATAAGACTAATCTTTTCTCTGCTATCCGGATGCGGAATAAAGACGGTGCATATATCACCTTCCCTAACTCTCGTGAGATCAAGGCTGCAGACGGTGCGCACGTTGAAATGTACTGTAACCGGGGGTCTCATACAATCTATGCACCTATCTCGGCTAAGCTCTATCCCTCTGTAAACAAACGGGATAACTGTGACCCATGGATCGTACGTGATGTTAAGACCGAGTTTACTAACGCAGATGAAGCATGGGCTTACGGGGTTAAGATGCTACGTAATTATATGTATCCTATTACAACATGGGAGATCAGTCTTAACTCTGCTATGGTTCTTCAACGTTACGATATCAAGATTGGTGATGTAATCTTCATGACCGATGAGAACTTCGTTGGCGGATTGCTTATCCGAGCTCGTGTCATTGAGATGGTGCGCTGTTCTACAGATCATAGTAAGACTAAGCTCACATTGTCTAATGTCGTTGCTATTCGACCAACCAACAACTCAACGTTGATGAATACAATGTCACGGATGATCAATGACGCTCAACCTTTCAAAATGACTGTAAAAACTACAGGGCCTACGATGTTCCGTGAGCTGACAGATAGCTGTGAGCTTATTCCTACTTTATATAAGGGTAAATCTGAAGTTACAGATGTTGATTTCAGTTACTTCATTGACAATAACCTTGCGGGTAGTGGAACTAGGTTCCGGGCATCAAGATCTAATATTGGTACTAGCGGTAATGCTCTGATTACTATTCAGGCTTGGGTTCAAGGTCAGATGGTTGAGTTCCAAGATGTAACAATCGCTACTGTAAATGACGGGCTATCTCCTGTTCTTACAGTGATTGAGTCGAGTAACGGTGACGTGTTTAAGAACGGTATCATCAACACTGTGCTGACTGCTAAGCTGTTTAGAGACGATGTCGAGATTGACACCCGGGGCGAAGCCTTTAACTATATTTGGACTAAGACCAACGCTAATGGTGAAGTAGATGAACCATGGGGTCAGCGTCCTGAGTCTAAAGTGAAGAGTGTCAGCGTTACTCGTATTGACGTCGAAGATAAAGCGACATTTTCAGTTGCTGTTGTAACTAAGTAAGGAGGTGGTGGTATAATGAGTTTAATTTCAACTAGTCAGATTACTATTGTCGATTTGGATGACGGCAGAACCCAGTATACACACCTTGCTTGGTGTAACTTTGGCTTTAAAGTTAATTACGATGGGTCTAACGCTTACAACGCATTTACTAAAGATCCGGAAAAAGGGCGCATATTAACTCATATAGGTATATACCAAGATTTCAATTTCGCAGGTAGCGACCGTCCTGAAGATTATCATTGGTCTCAATGGCGAGGTAATGATGGAGCCTCCGGTGTTCCAGGCGCTCCTGGTGCTGATGGCCGTACTCCGTATGTCCACTTTGCTTATGCCGATAGCGTAGATGGATATACTGGATTTACTACGGCCGAAGTATACACGCTAGCTCAGGATATTGACTCAGAACCAACTAAGGTTAAAGTCGACGTATCTAAGAAGCTATATATGGGTACTTACACCGATTATACCGAAGAAGATTCAAT